CCGAGAACGTCTTCGCTCCACTTGGCGTGGGTGCCGTCCTGAACGTCGAACAGGCCGCTGGTGCGGTCCAGTTCGTCGCTGATTCCCTTCTGGAGCTCCTGCCGCACGGGCCCGTTGAACCAGGAAGCCCACTCCGACTCAAAGTCGATGGGGGCTTCTCCGCTCACGACCCGAGGCGCGCTTTAGCCAGAGACTTCACAGCAGAAAGCGTCGCCGCTGCGGCAGCCATAGCGGCCGTCCGAAGCGTCGACGCGTCACCGATAACGAGAACGGCGACGAAAGCCTGCACGGCAGTCCATGCCGCACGCTCGCCCCACTGCCCCCACGAAAACTTTGATGAAGTAGTCACTTCTTACCCTTCTTCCCAAGGCCAGCCTTATCATAGGCGATGGCCGTTGCCTGATCCTTCGAGTAGCCCTCGCTGATCAACTTGCCGATGTTGTGCGACACCACAGCGCGACTCGCCCCACGGCGAAGAGGCACGGCTAGTACCGCGGCCTGCGAGGCTTCTTCTTGCCGGCCACTAGTCGTTTTCGTCGAACTTTGAACGCATCCCGCTCGCCATGCGACTCATGGCGCCCGAGGTCAACGTGCCGAGATTCCGCGTCGGACGCGTCACGGCAGTAACCAAAACCTGGGTTGCCTTGACCAGACGAGGCGTTGAACCATCTCTCATAGTGTCCTACTTCCCGAACGGGCGGCCGCCACTGTTGGCGTTGCCGAGCTTGGTGGAACGAAGGTACGCAGCAGCCTTCTTGGCTTTCTGCGACATGTCCCACATGTTGAACGACGACGACGAGTCATACGGCTGGTCGTTCTGACTGCCGAAAGTCTCCTCGAAAGAGCCGTAACCAGTGTCCTTAGGCATCCAAATGTCCTCCTACAACAGGAACAAAGCGTCCCACGTTGTCTGATCTACCACCCCGTTAGGGCGTAGAAACCCTACAGCCCGCTGAAACGACTTCACAGCCGTCTTCGTCCTCGACCCGAACACCCCGTCGATGCCGCCAGGATCATGGCCCCTGTCTTGTAACCGCCCCTGCAGCAACTGAACCATCTGGCCTCGAGACCGACGGGCCTTCGACAACGGAATATTGTTGAGCTTCTCCCCCAATCCCCTGATGTACCGTGCGATCCCCTCGAAATCAATGGTCGACGGGTTCCCCTCGTACACGACGCAACCATTCTTCAACCATGCGTACAGCTCCGACCCTGGACAGGTCGTCGCCGCCAAATCCTGATGCCCCTTCAACCACAGTCTCCCTCCGTAGCGGCCCTGAATGTCTTCAATCACTTCGGTAATGCTTACGAGGGCGACCTCAGGGACTTTCCTGCCGCCATAGCCCGTGTAACAGATGCTCTCTGTTTTGAAGTTGTTGTGCTTGGTCGCTCCAGAAACTATCCCTGGGCCGCGTCCCTCGTAGATCACTCCGCGTTCGTCAACAAGCCAGTTGTAGGCGATGGCGTTCCAACCTCGAGTGTCCATGTGGTACCGCTCGTAGGCTCGGACAGCGTTCACGCCAGCAGGCGGGTTTGCGACGCCAGAGTGATGAACGACTATTCCCACGACACGGGAAGAACGAAGCCGCGTGAATGCTCGCTTCGGCGGTCTCGCATGCCAATCAGTGCGTGAGATGAAGTCCATCAACCTAACCCGCTTCCGTCCCAGCGAGTCTAGACGTTGCGGACCTCAATATCGATCATGCGTTTCATGTCGTCCTCCAGCTCACGCTGGGAACGAATCAGCTGGTTGCGGCGCTCCTCAGGCGTGTTCGCCCGCAGACCGCCACCAAACATCGTCGACAGGAACGTCGTCATCCAACGCTTCTCGTACTTCTCCTCGCCAGGGATGAGGCGGCGCAGCCGACCCATGAACGGCATCATCTGATCCAACACATACAGGTCCGAATCAGTCATCTTCCATTCGCCCTGCCGGTTCTTCTCCGCTTTCCCCAAACCACCGAGCAGCGGCATCAAACCAGGAATGTTTGCATACGACGGCGGCACATTCTGGAAACGACCCTTCAACGGCAGATCAGCGAAGAACTGCTTGCCTGCCCACAACTCGATAGGCAACTTGGCATACGGGAACGCCGATTCAGCAAACGCCCTAGTTGCCATGTCCAACGGCTTGATGCCCGTGATCGGCCGGTCATCGGACCGCATCCAACGGTTTAGATCCTTGAACGGCAGATCAGGCAGGACGTACAGTTGCGATCCGTCCATCCTCCACGGCAAACGGATACCCAGGTTCTCCATGAAGTAGTCGGGCACGACGCCTTCGGCCTCGCTGGCGTACTCTAGTTCGCCCTTGATCTGCCCCAATCTCGACCACGCTGCCGGCCGATTCCCAATCGATTCGATCAGCACCGGCAGGATGTTCTTCTGCCACTTCCAGAACGGGATCACCATCTTGATTTTGGCTTCTGTGGGTGTCAGTTCGCTGTAGTCGAAATGGAGCTTCCTGACCGTCTTCCACGCCTTCTCCAAGGTGCCGCCATGATCCATGACATGGCGTGCAGCAGTCATACGCACCATGAACTCGGCGTCCGTGTTCGCCGACCGCACAGCCTTGAACGGCACGAAATGCGCCCGAAACGGATTCCAAGTCCCCGCACCACCCAGAGCAGACTTTTCTGCAACCTCGATGGCGGCCTGACCGCCACCAGCGATCCCCGACCGCTCAATCTCATTGAAGACCCGCCAGTCCCGATCAGTGGCGTTACGGAACACACCACGCACACCAGGCAGCTTCGTCGGCGTCGCCGTGCTGGCCGTCTTCCACGCCAGATAGGCGCTACCCGTCCCAAGGTGGCCGGCCACCGGCCGGTCCACCACGATGTTGCGGGCCTTCGCCGTGTCCCTGAGATGCTGCAGATACTTCTTGTCCCCAACCGCTTCAATCGACGCTTTCATCGCCGCCCGACGCATCGCCGAAGTCTTCATGTGCTGACCCATCTCAACACCCAGAATCTGAGAGTTGATCCAAGTCGCACCCATGATGTTACGAATCACGAACCCAGGAGTAGCCACCGCCTGCGCCTTCCAATAGTTCAACAACGACCGATACCCCTTCGTCCAGTCAGCCATCGCACTGGCACTGTTGAGCTTCGCCGCGGCCAAGGTTGCCGCAGCGAACAGGTCAGCAGACTCCTTCATGTTGACCGCCGAATACCCCTTCAACCACGGCCCCGTCAACTGGTTCGACAACGCCTCGTTGTACGCATGCTGAAACCCCTGCATGTTGCGTTCCTGATTCAACGCCCGCAACGCATCCTCCTGGTTGTCCGCCGCTGAGATGCGCCGGCCAAGCTCCGCCGACCGTCGGGCACGGCTCATTTCCAACTCGAGTTCCATAGCCTGCTCTTTGGCGGACTGTAGGTACTTCTGCTGGTCGAACAACTCGTCAGGGGTCAATACGTCCTTCTGAGCGATCAGACGGGCCTCTTCCAACCCACGCTCCAGATCGGGTGCTATGCCCTGCCACTTCTCCGCTGCCGCCTTCGCCTCTTCCAACGCTTCGCCGTACAGGCGGGCGTTGGCGAGGCCGCCGGCTTCCGCCACAGCAACCTTCTCGGCGATGTATACGAGATCGGGAAGATCCCCTGCGGCGATCTGGGCGCTGACGGCCCGCAGGAAGTCGTCATCAGCGGCATGTAGATACGCCGTCGACCCTGTCAGATTGTCAAGATCAACCCACTCCGAATACTTCTTGGCCCACGCCTTCATCTCAGGAAGAATCGAAGACGGAATCGTTCCAGTCTCCAACGTCTTGACGAGCTGACGGCCCGCCCTGACAGTCCTGTCGTTCAACGCCGCTCGACCCATCAGCCCGTTCATCTGAGCCAACGCAGACTCCATGACCTTGATGTTGCGGGTTGCGGCCTGCAACTCTGCGTAACCCCTGGTGCCGGCCTGCTTCGCCGCAGCATCGACACCGTTCACCAACTGGCGTAGACGCATCACCTCTCGACCGATCTCGTCGGCGACACCGCTGTACTGCTCCATGACCCGCGCCCAACCTTCGGTGGGTAGCGGCGTCAACGAATCAAGGCTCTTGATCGCTGCCTGAAGTTCCTTCGGCAACCATGTCGCCTTCCCTGAGGTGAGGCCCTCGACGGAACGCATCGCTGCGTTCACTCGACGGCCCAACTCTGGAGCCAGCTCGGCCGGCAACGATGTCGGAGCCACCCCAGGTATCACGCCCCCAGCGACCCCCGCTGCGGCCTCATCGACCTGCCTGACCCGAGCAGCACCCACACGGCTCGCATCAATCTTGCTTTCAAACTTCTGAATCGTCCCCCCAGTGCGCCGACCCGACTCGTCCGTCACGCCAGCAACCTTCCTGAACCTGCTAGCAAGATCCATGCGGATCGCCCCCCGAGCGTCCGCCTTCACGATCAGACCCACATTCTCCATGCCCCGCAGCACATTCTGGACATCAACCCCCTGAGCCATGTCGTTGATGTACCTCGGAACAACCTCATGGAAATCGTTGGAGAAAATCTGCTTGTACTCGTTCTCGCCAAGAACGCGACGACCAATGTCGTCCATCTGATCGCGAACAGACTTGCCGGTCGCACCAGGACCAGTCACGTTCTGCAACGGTTGACCCATCCACGTTTGCGAGAACCGCTTGGCAGCCTCCTCCTCGCCGTGCAACGCAACCATCTTCGTGTACTGCGACGGCGTGACATTCTCCCTTGCCTGCCACGGCCTCCCCCCGAGACCGCCACGGCCAGCAAACCTGACACCACCACCACCCAGAACTTCCTGGCCAGCCTCCGACAGGTAACGGGCCGCATACAGGTCGTCGGCGAACCCCGCCAACGGCGTCCCCGCCAACTGCTCATTCGTCAACCGACGGGCGTCATCCCACCACCCCAACAGCTCCTCATGGAATCTGGTGCCCCGAGC